TTGCCAAAACATTAAACTCAAACACAATGGCGTATAAATCTAAAACAATCTCAATCAATCTGTTAGACAAACTCATCCAGTTGAGTGTACCATTTGATGATGACTCACTCAAACGTATTCATGACATTTTACCTCACAATCATTGGACCGATATTAAACCAATTTATGTTTCAATAGTGGATGCATTCGTTCTCTTTGAAAAAATAATTGAAGGAACTGAGTATTTACAAGCAAAACGTGACCGATTTGTAGGGCATTTATGTGGATATGGTTATGGAACCTATGATGAACTCTCTAGTGTTTTGTTAGAACATAGGCTTTGTTGATTCCAGTCAACTCTGCAGTGATATGGAACAATGCACCTGCGAGAAACACCGTGATCCACTTGGAGAATCCCGCTTTTTCAGTGACCCAGAAGACAGGCAATAACAACAAACCAACAAGAACTGCTTCAAATAGGAAATACATTTACTATTTAAAATGGAATTATTTTTTTGATGACAATAGAAACCATATACAATGGACCAAACTGTTTCTAAAGCACTAACTGAACTCAACTTTCCCGATATGAAGTATGAAATCACAAAAGAGTTTCATAGATGGTTGATACGATTAACGCAAACTGAAGAAGTTGAAATATTGATTGAATTCATGTGGCAAGATGGTGGATGGATAGGATCTGTATTAGAACATACAGGTATGAAGCATTCTACTAAAGCGTTAATTATGAATACCTTGATGAAGCATCTGGAGGTTGATTCTGCAGTTGATTAAAAATCACACTTGAAATCAATGAAGCGTATCACCTATAGCGTGGTCGTAGATTCAGATGTGGATTTTTCTTTGAAAGAGTTTGCAACCGATGTAGCAATCTGTTTAGCAGATCCAAATGGGTGGGAATCTAAAGGGTATCGTTTTTTTCAAGTGAAGAGGAATCCGCAAGTTGTGATTCATCTTAGTTCTAAAGTAGGTCTTCGCAAGGCAGGGTGTGATGACACCTTGTCTTGTGCAGAGTTAGGAGGAAAGCAAATGAGAATCAATGTAGAGAATTGGAAACATGGGTCTGCAAAGAGCGGTCAAGATTTGAATGGATATCGTCAGTACGTTATCTCACACGAAATCGGTCATATCCTTGGTCATGACCACGTAAAATGTCCTGGGAAGGGTCATCTGGCGCCGATAATGATCCAACAGACCTTAGGACTTCACGGGTGCCTTCCGAATACAAACGTGTAGTGGGTTCCTCTTTTCGGAAACTTGTTTTAGGATTCATCAAGATCCAAGCAATACAAAGAACTAAGCAAACGACTATCAACTTGATCATTATACTTAGTGATTTAGTGTTTAGTTGCTGTAGGCGAGTCCACCCATTCCGGACATGACTCGGAAGATGTTGTAGTTCACTGCATACATTCTGAAGTTATAAGGGAACGCCTTGGATGGGAATGTTCCTGCTGCTCCACTGGTTATGCTATCAAACACAAGGGTGGTTGTATCTATACGTGAGAAGTTACATGTTCCAGATGGTTGGTGCTCTTCAGGTTGGAGTGCAAATGAATACACGTTGATTGGGTTTGCTGGTTGGTAGGTTGAAGCAAGAGTAGCACTGGATGTAAATAGGGTATCATCTGCAGATGAAGTTGTAGCAACGTAAAGTGTTGCAGTTGCGGTAAATGTCTCTGCAAACGTAATATTACCAGTATTAGCAGTTGTAAATGAAACACTCGAAATAGTATTGGTTCCAGTGATTCCAGCGCCCGTTACAGTCATTCCTGCAACAAGAGTTCCAACTAATCCACTAAAAGGGTGTACTGTATTATTAATTGCAGTCAATGTAAATCTAGAAGTGAATGTAAATGCATTTGGCGTTCCAGTGACGCTAACTGACTCATTGCGTGCAGGCCAGAAACCTCCACCTGAGTGGTGTTGGTAAGGTTGAACCTTCCAGAAATAGTCGCCATATCGCTCATCAAATCGGTCCTGACCGTTGATTTGTAGACGGCATCGGTCTGCAATATCATCGTAACTGAAGGGTTGTGTGTAACCAGCACTAATAGTTGTTGTAGATCCGCAATCAGTCTTACGAGCGTCCTGAAAGACCCACACCAACTCCTTAACAGGGTGATTCAATGTCAAGTCAATACGAGCATTTGCAGTTGTGAGTGTCTGTTGAAGACCAAACTGAAGTTGATCAATCAAATACTCATGTGACTGTTGAGCAAATCGGCGACGCTCATCGACATCTAGGTAGACGTAATCTACATAGAGTGACATGTCCCTCAACTGAGGTAATGCAGCAGCTGCAGCAGACACTGAGTTAAATGAACCCTTAGTTACAAGATCTGTTGAAGGAGACAATGTAACATTGATTCTAACCTCGTGATATTGGAGGGCAATCAATGGCAATGCAAGACCTGGATTTCTGCAGAACCAGAATTGAAGAGGAATGTATAGTACTGATGGGCGACCACCGCAAGATGTGTTACTAGAAACAACACCACCTTGTTGTCCACCAGTCATTGCATCCAACTTAGTGGAGTTATCAACATTGGATGTTAAATTCTCCCATAAATAGAGCCACTCGCCATAATGAGTATCAATGACCTGTCCACCAATTTCTACTTCAATCTTCTTGAGAAGAAGATACCCTAGACGGCGTTGACCTCCTTGTGTCCACAAGACATCAAAGTTTGCATTTGTAGCAGTTGTTCGAGTGTCTGGTAAAACGACCTCCAAATAGGTCTTGTACATCAAGTCCGCATTGCGGTTGATGACAGCAACGACACGTTGACCATACTGAGGGGCACCCGTGAAGTTCACACGGAACGCCTCCATGGCAAAGTTCGTATGACGCTTGTAGAGGACCTTCCAGAAGGTAATGTGAGGATTTCCAGTGATATAAGCGTCCTGAGCACCATATGCAACGAGTTGTAGAAGACCACCGCCCATTATGTTTATTCTTTGCGAGGATATATTCTTCTGAGTTTGACACAATGGCAAGACTTAATCAAACAAGAAGGTTTTGCAAATGTATTAAGAAAGTGGGAAAGACCTTTCGCAATGAAAAAGGACCCATCGCGGTCTGTGTTAAATCTGTATTATGGACACAAGGGCGAACACTCAAACGATTCAAATGTGGACGTAATGCTAGAGTCATTACCCAGAAGAGAAAGTAACTCCAAATCCTTCAAGCGCTTGTTTTGCTGCCATTTGTTCTGCTTTCTTACGAGTGGTTCCTTCACCCGTTTCTTTTAACGTTTTTCCTTTGAGAACAATTGTGACCCGAATCAGTGCATCATTGGATTCTATCATAGTATACGTAGGAGTTGTTCCAAACTCACGCTGACAATACTTCTGAAAGATATCCTTGTAGTTGGTGATAGTAGTGACAACATCCTGGATGTCCAAATAGGCTTCCAGAACGTTGGTGACGAATGAATAGACAATATTGAATCGGTTTCCGCAATCCGTCCATAGCGCGCCAATAAAAGCTTCAAATATGTCTCCCAGTTTTTGTATGTTTCGTCGTCCATTAATAGCCACAGACTCCTCGTTGTGCCTAGAAATGACATAGAATGTATCAAGTCCAACTTTTTGACATAAGGCGCCGATTCGCTCGTTGTTAACAAGTTCCTTGCGAGCGTCTGTGAGAAAACCCTGCTTCTTGTCAGGGTATTTTCGTCGTAGATAGGTTGCAACACACACTCCAAGGACTGAGTCTCCTTCAAATTCGAGACATTCATAGGATTCATCTTGGAGGGGCATGACACCAGAGGGACACGGAGCAAGAGACGCCGGTCGTCCATCGGGTGTAGTATATTCAGATCGTTTGACATAGGTTGTATGAACCATTGAGGTTTGAAAGACTCTGGGATTTGAGACGCGATAATGAGGCAAACCATGGCGATGTAAGATACGGTGGATATCCTTCTCTGTAAAGAATCGATTGCGTGCATTGTAAGGTGAGTAGACATCGGTCATTATAGATTGTAGTTTCTATCCAATCTTTTATCCGTTTTTCTACACAATGGGAAGCGCTCAGTCCATGGCATACACAGAAGAACCAGATCCGTTACCTAAACAAGAAGTCGCTAAACCGATTGAACTCTCAAATGTTCGCTATAATACTCCGTGGAAACGTGATATGGCAGTCGGACTTGTCTTCTTCAACCCTGCAAAGTCCAAACGGATGGTGATGAACTACTTCTACACGATTGAAAAACTCAAACTTGCAGGTATTCCCTATTACACTTTGGAACTGGTGTTTGATAAGCAAGAACCTGAACTTGCAGATGCATTTCATGTCTGGAGTAAATCCATCCTCTTTCACAAGGAGAATCTTTGTACCATTCTAGAATCCAAGATTCCATGGTGGTTTTCCAAAGTGTTGTTCTTGGATGCTGACGTAATTTTTGGCAATCCTCACTGGTATTGTGAAGTCTCAGACGCCCTCAATAAAAACGATGTGGTTCAACCCTTTACTTCTGCAGTGTGGATGGACATCACGTATACAAAAATCATGCAAGAACGATCATCCGTTCTCTACATGAACCGTAGTAAAACATTCGATCATAAGTTTCATCCAGGATTTGCGTGGGCGTTTCGTCGCAAGTGGTTTCGCAAAGTAGGATTCTTTGAGTATGGAATCACTGGAAGTGGAGATACACTTTCAGCAGCCGCATGGTTAGATGTCAAGTTTCCAACAACCTATCTCAAACCTGCATTGATTCCGGCGTTCAAAGAGTTCTCAAGTCTTCCAAAACCTCGTATTGCATGCATCTCAGGTTCAGTCTATCACTTATGGCACGGCACTCATGTGAACCGCAGATATGTAGACCGCCACGCAATCTTAGATGGAATCCGTGATGTGAGAACTATTCTGCGACCCAACTGGCATGGTGTATTGGAATTCAGTGTTCGTGGAATGTCGGAGAAACTTCACGCTTACTTCCTTCAGCGAGAAGATGATGGGATTTAAAAATATTGTGTTGTTGAGTATCATATCATATTGATGGTGAAGCCTTTGTATACTTTGGCTACCCGTCTCTTGAGCACGAATGGTTCGTTGGTGTGCATGATTTCGCGTATCCAAAAAGGGTTCCTTCCTCATCAAAGTTTGGATGAAGCTAAACAACAACTCGCAGAAATTCAGCAAACTCTAAAGGAGATTGAAGAAAGTCTTAAGAATGACTCTCAATCCCGCTTTGTCGCAACTTTAAGCTCAAAACCGTAATCAGTTTCCACCATCTTCTCATCTTGACGTTTAATAATTTCTTCCATTAACGCCTCACTTTGCTGAGGCACAAGTTCTTCTAAGTAACTTTTCAGTTCCTTCTTGGAGAGCGTCCAACCCTTTTTCCACTGGTTTGGACGTTTTACAGAAAAGACCATTCCTGAACTAGTCAATTTAATGCTCTCAGGTAGTTCCTCACGAGAGGTAGCGTACAATGCTGCCAAGTCTAGTTCAACTGTTCGGCGTTCATCACGAAGAGTAGATGCACGAGAGTTGACTTCATTAAGTTTTCGGGTAATATCCGCATATGTAGAGAGGATTGGTTTAAGAGCGTCCATAGTATGGATTATACTATCTTCACTTAATAGTATTCCATTTTAAACAAGGAATGTCTTGGTTGGATGTTGAAGAAATTGAACGACTCCGTGTAGTGTATAATAAAGAACATCCAAAGGAATCACCAGTTCCTAAAGGAACTTCTGAAGAAATGTGGATAAATATTCAACATCGTCTTCAAGATCAATGCGCAACAGGATCTGCAGAATGTATTGTCACGTCGCTGATGAAAAGACCCAAGGCACCCAAAGAATGGTCTGTGAACCGATATGAATGGTTATCGTCAGACGATATTGATCGTGTTGAAAAGAACTTTACAAACTTGTTTCCTAAATACTTTTTCGTAGGTTGTATTCCGATTGACTTTGATTTGAAATCGGAAACCAATGAATGTATTGTGAGTTCATTATGTTCAATGAATCTTGTAAAACTGTCAGAGAAATATGATCAGATTGGTATTGTCTTCAATACAGATCCACACGATGGACCAGGTGAACATTGGATTTCTCTGTTTTGTGACATTCGTCCTGAATTAGAGTATCCACGAATCACCTATTTCGATTCCTATGCACACCAACCTGAACCTGAAATCAAAAAGTTAATGAGACGATGGAAGTCTCAATGGGATGCTACGGGCAAATCTAAACCTATGAAGATGACCTTTAATGCAACACGTCATCAATTCAAGGATTCTGAATGTGGAATGTATTGTTTGTATTTCCACCAAGCGTGTTTGATGGAAATCCCTATGAAAGAGCGAATTCCAGATGACGTAATCAATGGGTTCCGTGGTCTCTTGTTTAAAATTCCAAAAAACACATCCGAGTAGAAATATATGGAGACTGTACTTGCCCTTTCTCTCTTGGGACTTGTAGGATATGTAGCGTGGAATGAAATAACAGATGAAGAAATAAAACTACCTTCAATTTCTAAACGATTGTGCGATTACGTTGTGCGAGGAGGTATCTACGAAGAAGCGTCTACTGTCATTCAGTCTGGAAGACGATTATTAGAAGTTCATCTCTATGCAGACGAGAATGGAATTCCAATTGTTTCTAAGAATCCTATGAACCAAGGTTATGATTATGCATACGACTACTGGACCTTCGATTCAGTCTGTGTTGCTTTAATTCAAGCGTTTCCAAATCGTCTTCCCTTTATTCTTTCTATTGTTCCACATACAACCAATACAGTGACCTTGAACAAGGCAGCAGAGTGTTTGAAGACAACGGTTCATCGTCATTTAGTGCCTACTGAATATACAACCTTGCAAAGTATGGAATTGGACTTACTTGTGAATAAACTGATCATAGTCTCTGGTGGAATTCAAGGCACTGAATTAGGAGACCTAGTTAATCTATCTTGGACAGATTCAAATCTACGTCGCCTGACATTTGGTCAAGCGGTGCATCCACAGGACTATTCTGAACTAGTTTCATTTAATAGAACTTCAATTACATTGGTCACGCCCGATCCTGTGTTTGGAAAAGAGGGTATAAATCCTGAAGTAGCAGTTGCGTATGGTTGTCAATGGATTCTGTTTGGAGACACGCCGGGGTTCGTTGAAAAATCGGCGGGACTACAATAACTTCTTCACCTCTTAATAAAATGGCAAATAAGTGGTTGGCACATGTTAAGAAAACAATGAAGGCTCACAAGGGAAAGAAGTTCGGTGACATCCTCAAGATGGCCAAGAAGACCTACAAGCAAAGCGGTGGTGGTGACGTCACACCTGCATCAAGTTTGTCAAGTGGTCCTTTAGGAAATGCCGCAACTCTTGGTGGTCGCAAGCGAAGTCGCAATACTCGCAATACTCGCAAGAATCGCAAGGGTGGAAATGACATGACAGGCATGGGATTGTATTAAAATGGATTTCTGTGCGTCAGAATAATAGATTCAAATGGACGAACCACCTAAAACACGACAAGAAAAGAAGAAACGCCCTCGTGAGAAAAGACCCGAAGTGTATTCAGCAAAGCATGCACGTCTTGCGATGCAGTCATTCACGAAACCTAAATTAAAGTAATTTAATATGAGAAACCCTATACGTCTTCGCATGGTCTCTGGATTTTGTTCTTCCACCTCCAGAGAGTTTGCGACACGTTTTTCCATGGTACGTCTTCTTGGAGCAACCGCTCCTGTAATACGCCAGATGTTGAGCAAATCCTTTGAAACTAGGCATAGATGTTCCAGTTTCACGTGATAATATACTTAGTAATCCATGCATCCACTTCATATAAGACTTTCGTGAATCCAACGTAGGTTCATTCTCTTGTAAATACGTTTCAAATACCTTTTGGAGTTTAGGAAATGGGTAGACTTTACTCAATGAATGTAAAAAGGTTCTTTGTGTTGCCATTTGTTCCGATTCGGGTTCTTCAGGATAGTTTGCAGAAATGGATCCTAGAAAGTCGCCACCTGGAACTGCAGTAGGTTTC